CGGGCTCGCGGTCGAGGAGGTTGCGCGCTACGAAGAGCGAGGCGAAGCTTGACATCGAGCCGCACGCCCGCTGCCACAAGAACAGTCGTGCGCATCAGCTCTACGTGTTTCTCCGCGAGCACAGGGTTTCCGCGAGCCCGGAGGAGATCGCTGTGGCCCTGGGTATCACGCCGAGCTACGCGCGGATGTTGCTGTGGCGCGAATCGAACTTCGGCCAGGTGAAACGGAGTGGTGTTCTCGGGCATTATCGGTACGCGCTGGACACGTGAGAGCCGATGATCGAACTTCGCCTTCCCTATCCCCTCTCCTCGAACCGCTACTGGCGATCGTTCGTTCCTAAGGGCTGGACGCGCGCGGTTGTGGCGCCATCGGACGAAGCGAAGTCCTACAAGTCGCAGGTCGGCTGGATCGCGAAAGCTTCCGGCGTGCGACAGCCGCTCACCGGCCCGGTTGAAGTTCACCTCAAGCTCGTACCAATCAACCGCTGCCGCATCGATCTATCGAACTGTTGGAAGGTCGCCGAGGACGCACTGCAGGGGATCGTGTTCAACAACGACAGCCAGGTCGTGCGGCTTGTGGCGGAACTTGCCGAGCCCGACGGGAAGGGTGCGCTGATTGTACGCGTGATCGAGTTCACCCCGCAGCCGGCGCCGCTCTTCGCTTGAGAGGGTGCCTTGCCCGAAATCGTATTCGATGGTGACTCTGTGTCGACTCACTTCGGATTCAAGCCTGAGGACGGATGGCCGTACCTGGTCGCCGGCAGCAGCGGCGTCAATCTCTCCACGTATAAATCGACCGCCGCAATATGCCTCGCTCGTCTTCCGCAGGCCGTCGAATTGCACCCGCGCTGGTACGTGCTTCAGATCGGCCAGTGGAGCCATAACCACGAACCGTTGGATGAGTTCTCGCGTAACGTTGGCGCGATTCTCACGGAAATCCGCGCGCGATCAATCCGGGCCTGTGTCGTAAGCCCGCCGCTTTCACCGAGACCTTGGCATCTTGGCCCGTTCGTAGATGCCCTGTGCACAAGCGCGTCAATTCACGGCGCGCTGTATATCGGGCTCCTTGACCACATGCTGGCCCTTCCCGACACCGAGGCCGCTCAATGGATTCGGCCGGACGAGTCTAGATGCCACTTCAGCAGGTACGGGCACCTGCGGATGGCCCAGATGTTCAGCAAGAGCATGGAATCTCAATCAGCTCCTTGACGGCACGCCCGTGACAGCGTAAAAGCCGCGCGCGGAGAAGGTCAATTCCGCGGAGCGTCCGGCACTATGAGCACCGAAGCATCGATTGAGCGGCCCAAGGGCAAAGTTGGCGGGGCGCGCGCCGGGGCCGGTCGGCCTCGCTTCAGCGCAACGCCGGAGCAGCGCGCCATGGTGCGCGCGATGGTGATCGCCGGCGTGCCGGAAACTGAGATTGCGCAGGCTTTCGCCCTCCTTCCAGGACGTCGCATTGGCATTTCGCCGACGACCTTGCGCACCTACTTCCGCACCGAGATCGACATGGGCAAACACCTGGCGAACGCCAAGGTGGTGGCGAACTTGTTTCGCATGGCCTCGACCGGCGACAACCCCGCAGCAGCGATCTACTGGACGAAGACGCAACTCGGCTGGCGCGATGTCCAGCACGTCAGCTTGAGCGGAAAGCTCACTCACGAAGTCGTGAAAGGGATCGATGTCTCAAGCCTCACCGACGACGAGCTCGCGCAGCTGCGGGCCGGGGAAGCCACCGACGAACTCCTCGCCCGAATCGCTCTCGCCGCTCGCACTCCTGCAACTGCGGGCAGCGGCGGAGCTTAGGTTCCGCGAGCAGCTCCGGGCGAGCCGTGCACCGCGGCCGCAGCCGGGGCCGCAGTCGGCGTTCCTCTCCTCGAAATGTGACATCGTGATCTACGGCGGGTCCGCCGGTTGCGGCAAGTCCCGCGGCCTGCTGATGTGGGCCGCCTCCGATGCCGACAACCCGCTCATGCGTGCCGTCATCTTCAGGCGGACCACGCCAGAGATTCGAAAGCCCGGGGGCCTGTGGGATGAGAGCAAGGACCTGTACTCGTACCTTCGGCCGCACCCCGTCGATCAGTTCCTGGAGCATCGCTTCCCCTCCGGTTCCTACGTCAAGTTCGATCACCTCGAGTACGACAAGACCGTCACCGATTGGGATTCCTCGCAGATCCCGAAGATCGGCTTCGACCAGCTGGAGCAGTTCAGCCGCTACCAGTTCTTCTACATGCTCTCCCGCAACCGTTCCATGTCCGGGATCTCCGCCCAGGTCCGCGGCGCCTGCAACCCGGATGCCGACTCCTGGCTCGCCGAGTTTCTCTCCTGGTGGATCGACCAGCGGGAGAAGCTGGATGATGGCGAGAGGAATCCCCGTTACGGGTTACCCATTCTCGAGCGTTCCGGCGTCCCGCGCTGGTTCGTGCGCGATGGCGATGCCATTGTCTGGGCCGACACCCGCGCCGAGCTCGTCACGAAGTTCGGCGAGGATTCGCACCCGACCTCGGTCACCTTCATCCCGGGCACGATCTACGACAACCCGATTCTGCTGGCCGGCAATCCGCAGTACCTCGCCCGGCTGAAGGCCCTGCCGCGTGTCGAGCGCGAGCGCCTGCTCGGCGGCAACTGGAAGATCCGCGCGCGCGCCGGCATGCTCTTTCGCCGCGAATGGTGCGAGGTCGTCGACATGCTGCCACCGGGCTGCGAGCTCGTGCGTGGCTGGGACCGTGCGGCGACCCCAAAGACCGAGACGAACGATCCAGACTGGACCGTTGGCGCCAAGCTCGCGCGTGACCGCGCCGGTGTCTATTACATCTGCGGCGACTTGCGCATGCGCGACTCCGCCGGAAAGGTGAAGCGCGCCATCGTGAACACCGCGACGGCCGACGGGATCGCCTGCCGTGTCGCCATCCGCCAGGATCCCGGACAGGCCGGGAAGTCCCAGGCCGAGGACGACATCCGCGAGCTGGACGGCTTCACAATTTGGCAGAAGATCGAGAGCGGCGACAAGGTCGTCCGGTTCTCTCCGTTCTCCTCGCAGGCCGAGCATGGCAACGTGAAGATCCTGCGCGGGGCCTGCTCCGAGGAATTCCTCTCCTCACTCGAGGCTTTTCCCGAAGCCGCACATGACGATGATCCCGATGCGGTGTCCACCGCGTACGATGCCCTCAACGATGCCCGCGGGCAGGGCCTTCGCGACTTCATCCGCGAGCAGTCCGAAGCCCTCAAAGCCGCCCAGGAGCGCGCCGCCGGCCGCGGCAATGGTTCGGGCAACGGCAAGGATCATGCAGCGCCCACGGGCCTGAATGGTGGCGCTGCGGCGCTGATGGAGGTCGCGCAATGAGCGGCCGCGAGCCCCTCGAGCAGTTCCTCGCCTTCGGTGAGCAGGTCGCCAAGGTCGCCGGCGCCCGCGGTGTCGCGATCGACCCGGCGGTGGTCGCCGCTGTTGCCGCCGGCCTGTCGCGCCCGGGCGGCTCCTCGATGACAGGCCCACAGGCCGACTCCGGCATCTTCAACCGCCTGCGTACCGCAGCGCGCTACCTCGTCACCGGGGTCGGCCCGCAGAACTTCTTCGGTCCCTGGCAGCCGATCGCGCCGATGGCCGATCGCCCCGAGCAGGGTGTCATCGGGCGGCTGGTCGACTACATGGCCGGGCAGAACCTGCAGATCCCGCCGCGGGCCCCGGAGGCGATCGATTTCCCCACGTTACGCGCCTTCGCGACGAACTACGACCTCTTGGCGCTCGCTATCGAAACATGTAAGGACCAAGTCGCCTCGTTCGGCTGGGAGATCGTGCCCGAGGACGACAAGGCCGATCCGGCTGCATTTCAGGAGGAGATCAGCCGAATCTCGAGCTTCCTTGAGCGCCCCGACAAGGAACTGGACTTCGACACCTGGCTCGGGAAGTTCCTCGACGACAACCTCATCCTCGACGCGGTCGCGGTGTACCCGCGCATGGACAAGAAGGGCGAACTCTATGCCCTGGACCTGATGGACGCTGGCACCATCGCCCGCATCATCGACGAGTACGGGAGGACGCCGATCCCGCCCGATCCGGCCTACCGCCAGGTGATCAAAGGCATCCCGGCGGTGTTCTACACGCGCGATGATCTCGCCTATCTCGTGCGCCGGCCGCGGACCTGGAAGCTCTACGGCTGGGGGCCGATCGAGCAGGTGATCATGACGGTGAACATTGCCCTCCGTCGGCAACAACACCAGCTCGAGTTCTACACCGAGGGCTCGGTCCCGGATGCGCTGATCAGCGTGCCGGACACCTGGAGCTCACAACAGATCAAGGATTTCCAGGGCTGGTTCGACACCATCCTATCCGGGCAGACCGGCGAGCGCCGCAAGGTCCGCTTCATCCCCCAGGCCTCCACAGTCAGCTACACGAAGCAAAACGGCTTGAAGGACGAGTACGACGAGTGGCTCGCCCGCATCATCTGCTGGGCGCTGTCGATCTCCCCGAACGCCCTCATCAAGCAGATGAACCGCGCCGCCGGCGAGCAGATCGCCGAAACCGCGAAGGAGGAGGGCCAGGTCCCGCGACTGCGCTGGGTGGCTGCGCAGTTGAACGCACTGCTGCGGCAATACCTCGGCATGCGTGGCGTCAAGTTCGCCTGGAAATTCGCGAAGGAGATGGACCCGCTGAAAGCCGCGCAGGCCGCGCAAATCTACGTCCAGCAGAAGGTCGTCACCCCCGACGAAGTGCGCACCGATCTCGGGAAGCCCGCGTTGACCGAGGATCAGAGGGCGAGCGCCTGGCCAGCACCGCCGCCTCCGCCGGCGCTGCCCAATCCGGCGAAGCCCGGCGAGGAAACCGCGCAGCCCGCATCCGGTGCCGCTGCACAACCGCCCGGAGGTGCGGAGAAGCGCCTGGGGGAGTCGCTCGGGAAGGCCCGACGTGCGAGCACGAAGCGCACGGCGGTCGAGATCGCAGTCGCGCGCGTGGAGAAGTCCGTGGCTGCCGCTATTAACGCAGTCTTCCGGCGCGGCGCGAAATCGATCGCGAAGACGCTCTCGGCCGCCTACGCGAGAAAGGGTGCCCGCAAGGGAGCGACCGACGACTTAATCGCTGCGCTCATGCAATCCGTCGACGAGGAGGAAAAGCAGGTCGCCGTCGACGCGGTGGAAGCGTTCTCCGCCGAGATCACAGCCATGTTCTCGCAGGGTGGCCGTACCGGCCTCGCGAAAGTCGGCATCGATACGAGCGAGGCGATGACGAGCCATCTCGATCAGGCCGCCCTCGCGTTTGCCGAGAAACGCGGTGCCGAACTCGTCACCGGGATCGCCGAGACGACGCGCGACTACCTGCAAAACCTGGTCTCCGAAGCGGTGGAAACCGGTGCGTCGCCCAAGAGCCTGGCCGATGCGATCGAGGGGAGCACGGCGTTCTCGCCCGAACGCTCGATGACGATCGCCCGCACGGAGCTTGCGTTCGCGCACGTCTCCGGCAACCTCGAAGGCTGGAAAGAATCCGGCCAGGTCGAAGGCAAGGAATGGCTGATCGCCTCGGATGCCTGCGAGGAGTGCGAGCCATTGAACGGCGTCGTCGTCGGGCTGGACGAAGATTTCCCGGATGGTGCCGGTGACGGGCCCCCCAAGCACCCGCGTTGCAGGTGTGACATTTTGCCAGTGCTCACCGAAGGCGAATGACGCGATGACTCTTCCATCCGACCTCGCCCTCGCGCGCCTCTGTGCTGCGACGTATGCCGCAGGCGACGGCTCGACATGGCAACGCTGGTGGTACGGTGCCGAGGTCTGGGTTGCGGCCTGCGAACTCTCCGGCGCGCAGGTCCTCGCCTTCCGCGGTTCGCGTGCGGTGATCGATTGGAAGCGCGATTTCCGCGGGCTGCCGGTGCGACATCCCACACTCGGATTCTGCCACCGCGGATTCCTTGAAGGCATGAACGAGGTCGCGGCCGAACTCGGTCTGTACCTTTCCAGCTCGCGCCCGATCGTTCTGACCGGACACAGCCTGGGCGCCGCGCGAGCCTGGATCGCAGCAGCGATGTTGATTACCGCAGGTCTGCGGGTTGCGAAGGTCTGCGTGTTCGGGTCTCCGCGCCCGGGGTTCGAGAAGCTCGCCTGCACACTGCGCGATTCGCAGGCGGTGCTGCGCTCGTATCGCAACCTCGATGACCCGGTGACGCGCGTTCCGTTCTTCGCCGGCCTGTATCGGCATCCGGTTGAGCCCGAGCGCCTGCAGGAGCCACCGGAACGAGCGGGAGACATGCTCGCCGAACACGCCATTTCGCTCTACGTCCGGGGCCTTGAGCGCCTGGAGAACCAGGAGGCCGTGCCGGCGGAAGTCGGCGCGCCTTCGTGACCGAAGGAGAAGCCGCGATGAGCAAACGACTGCTACCGAACCCGGATCGCCTTACGATGGTGGTGAACGGCCGCACCTATGCCGGGACCGCGGGCGTGCCGATGGATGGCGTCCCCGATTTCGACGCCGCGATCCTGGAGGCGAACGGCTGGCAGCTCCTCGATCCTGCGGCGGCCGAACTCGATACGCGCGCACTCCTCGCGGCGAACAATCTCTCGGACCTTGCAAGCGCAGCGACGGCGCGCTCCAGCCTCGGCCTCGGGACCGCAGCTACCACTGCAACCACGGCCTACGCGACCTCGGCGCAGGGTGCGAAAGCGGACACGGCGCTTCAGCCGGCCACTGCAGTTTCCGTGACGAGCGTGAAATCAAGCGCTGGTGCCGGAACCGTTGGCGGCGCCGGAATCACGGCCGCGGAGTATGGCGACGGCCGCACGCACCAGACGGTCCTCACGATTGCGGCAACCACTGTCCTTCCGGCGATCACTGGCAACGCAGCGCAAGGGGTCGGAACGCTCCTCTACACGTTCCCGGCGGGCTCGCAGATCGTCGAGTCGGCCTACATGTCGGTAGGCATCACGCAGTCCGAGGGTCACATCAACGCCGACACCCCGGACGTCGGAATCGGAACCGTCGTCGCCACGGGTGGCGTATCCGTGCTCGATGGCACCGGCACGTTCGAGAACATCGTCACCGGGCAGACCGCCGCGAATTGCACCGGCACGGCGAGCGTGGCCACAGCGCTCCCTACAGGCAATGTCCCGCTCATCATCGCAGCCGGCGACGCGCATACCCTCTACCTGAACGCTGCGGCCACCTGGACACTCGGCGGCGATGCTGCTGCAAAGCTCACCGGAACCGTCACGATCAACTGGCGCACGATGGCCTGAGGAGATTGAAATGCTGAAACGACTGAATCCATTCGCCGCCTACCTTGCGCTCTCGGTGCTGTGCGTGCTCATCGGGCTCATGCGAGCCGGAGATGCGCAGACGGCGCCCGACCCGCTCACCATCTTCCCCGGCACGAACTCGCAGTTCTCCTCGCTCATCCGGCCGGTCCCGTCCTACGTCGATGCCCGAGTGCTCGCTGCATCGGTCGCGGAGTCGCAGGTCGTCCCGGCGGGCAGCACTTGGGTGCTCTTCTCCGCGAACTGCACGTTCTACGCGAAGGCGAATGCGGCGGCGACGGTGCCGGGCGCGGACACCACGAATGGGTCCTCGTCAGAGCTGAACCCGGCCGCGTGGCGCATCACGACTGGCGTGATCTCGATCTCCGTGATCTCGCCCACGGCCTGCGTCATCACGATGAGCTTCTATAGCTGAGGTTGTAACGATGCGCGCGTTCCTCCGGCTCCTCGTCCTCGCGCTACTCGCGCTACTCGCGTTCGTGGCCGACGCGCGGCCTGCGGTCGATGGTGCCAATTTCGGCACCGATGCGCCTTGGTCGACGTCCGACGAGGACGCGCGCGCCTTCGACGCAGCGGCGTTTGAGCAAGCACGCGCGCCGCCTGCGGAATGGCTCGCACAGTCCTCCTACACGACACCCAACGGTTGCACGCCCGCCAACGTCTGGTTCTCGGGCGGCACATATTTCGCCCGCTCTTGCCTGCCGCTGCTCGGATTCTCCCTCGACCTCCAGAACTCGATCGTCCCGGAGTACGCGCGCGGCTCCGCTACTCCCACCTTCACCCGCGCCACTACCGCCCCAGTCACCGACTGGGAAGGCATCGTCCGCACTGCGCTCTCGGGTGAGGCGAGATTCCGGGGGGCGAGGCGAGTACACAACGACATCACCCATCCGGAAACACCGGCCGACGCCTCATGGGGTGTAGACAACGGCGGAACCGGAAGTATCGCCGTAAAGACCCCTGCGTATGCGGCTGCACCAGATGGCACCCAAACAGCCGTCCGTGTTCAGTGGAACCGCGGCGCCGGCACTACGGCCTCGGACTACTCTCGCGCAACTGTGGCGGGCGACCCGTTCCCAGAATATAGTGGGACTGCAATTCATTCGTTCTGGGCGAAAAGCACCAGTGGTGGTTCCGTCGTAGTGGCTGTGCAGTACACGACGGCTTACGCCAATGTCCAGACGATCACCATAAACGGAACGTGGAGAAGGTACGCAACAAGCGCGTTTGCAGTTCCGCCCACGTATACCTTGGGCTTCGGGTGGGGGGCGTGGGGGGCAAATGGCGACCAGACGGGCGACATCCTTGTCTGGCACCCGCAGGTAGAAAACATCACCGGACAATCCAATCAAGCCCCTGGGGAATACGTCAGTCGCAATGTACTTGCCAGTCCGTGGCACGGTGCCGGAGTGGACGGCATCAAATACTTCAAGACGCTTAACGGCAACACCGTCTCCAGCAACGTCGTCACCGAAGCCACGGGCGCACTGATCACGAACGCGAATTCGTCATATGCAGATGCGAAGGGGCCGTTCGGCTACTTGGTCGAAGGCCAGCGCACGAACGAGGTGCTCTGGAACCGAGATCTCACGAACGTCGCCTGGACGCCGACGGATGCGACCGTGGCGAAGAACCAGGTCGGCATCGACGGTGCCGCAAGCTCCGCTTCGCTCATCACGGCCACCGGAGCGAATGCCACCGTTCTTCAATCGATCACGGAGGGTTCGGCAGCCAGGCGGCTATCCGCGTTCGTGAAGTGCGTGACCTGTACTGGCGAAATTGATCTCACCGAGGACGGCGGCTCGACCTGGACAAATGTCGCGAGCCTGCTCAACAGTTCTACCTACACGCGCGTCTCAACCCCAGCGCAGACCGTGACCAACCCGTCGGTCGGATTTCGAATCGTCGCGAGTGGCGACAAGATCGCGGTCGATTACGTGCAGAACGAGGCTGGGACCTATCTGACTTCTCCGATTGCGACGACGACGGTTGCGGTGACGAGGAACATGGACTTGCTCCAGTACCCGGCTGCTGGAAATGTTCCTTCGGTGGGCAGTTATTACGCAGAGGCCTCAGTATCTTGGATTGCTGGCGTAGAGCGCTTCGATGGAGGGAAATTCACTGTGGTAACGACGCAGCCTTCACTGACGGCCAATGGCGGCCCGCTTTTCATCATGGTGAGTGGAAGCAACATAACTCCTGTGCTCGTCAACACGTCGGACGCCATTGAATTCTACGGATGTTCAAACACGGGTAGCATGGTAATTCCGAACGATGGAACGGTTTCCTCTTTTTCCACGACTTCCATCGGTCCCGGAAGTTCCGGCTGTTACTTTTCCCTCAATGGCGTCTATTACCCGAATACCAACGGGGAATCACACGGGCCGCTGGACGTAGGAACGACGATGACGGTAGGGATAAATCCCGGTGGCCTCAGTGCCCTCGTCGGGACAGTCAGAAGAATCAGGATGTGGACCAGCCCGCTATCCCCCACACAGGTACAAGCAATCGCTTTCGACAACGCTTTTATGCCTGGTCGCGTCGCGTGGCTGGATAGCTACCGCAGGCTGGCAGCGAACGACGATCGCTTCTACCTGCAAGCGAACGGAGGCGCACGATGAGAAAAATCTTCGCCACGATTCTTTTCCTTTTCGCGTCAATCTTCGCGTTCGCCCAGTCGCAGCCAACAATCTATCGCGTCATCGTGCCGGTCTCGGCGATCACGCCCGAGACCTGGCCAGGCATCAACCAAGTCCCCGCGCAGGGGATCACATGGGTCGAGCCGACGCGCGGTGTTGTCGTGGATTTCCTCACAACGGCCGCGCCACCCGCGAATGCGATCTACGTCGCGAAACTGGAAGGCGGCGTCTACTCCGAAGTGACCTTCCCGACGCCTCCGCTTGTCTGGGCTCACCACTTCGCAGGCTGGGACCACAGTACGTGGCCGGTTCCGCAGCCGCCTCCTGGATAGCGGAGAAGGAAACATCGTGCTTCACAACGCACTGAAAAGAGCGTAAAAGCGCCGCCGACGAACGATCCGACGCGGCACCGGACAACGAAGAAGGAGATCAGACGATGAACGCGAATGCGACGCAGGGTGCCGAGCGGGCCGCAGTCTTCGTGCCAATCAGCAAGGTCGACGAGTCCAAGCGCCTCGTCTTTGGCCGGGCGATTCAGGAGGTCCCCGACCGCGTCGGCGAGGTGTTCGACTACGACACCTCGAAGCCCTTCTTCGAGGCGTGGTCGACGAGCCAGTCCGAAGCGAGCATGGGGAAATCGATGGGCAACGTGCGCGCCATGCACAAGGATGTCGCGGCCGGGATCCTCGTGCCCAAGGACGGCCTTCTCTTCCACGACGACGAGCGCGCGATCGATGTCTGTGCCCACGTCACGGACGACAGCGAATGGGAGAAAGTGCTGACCGGAACCTATACCGGGTTCTCCATCGGTGGCTCCTACGTGAAGAAGTGGGAGGACCTGGATCTGAAGAAGGTCCGCTACACCGCCGACCCGGCCGAGATCAGTCTCGTCGACCGGCCGTGCGTGCCGACTTCAACCTTCTTCGAAGTGGTGAAGGCCGATGGCGCGGTCGAGAAGCGCGAATTCAAGGCACCTGTCGATGCGGGCGACACCGGAACCACCCCTGGCGCGGCCTCCGAGTCCGGTTACGAGCGCAAGGATGCCATCGCTTACCTCGTCGCCAAGGGCGAGAAGATCGAGGCCCTGGCCGCCGAATCCGACGCGACGCTGCGCAAACGCTACGAGGACGGGCAGGCCGCCGACAAGGCCGAAGCTGAAGCCGGTCCGGTGATCGATGTCACAGTTGGATCTCCCGAGGAGCTGGTGGCCTTCTCGGCGTTCCTGTCAGCCCGCAAGATGACGATCGGCGACGTCACCAAGGCGCTGATCCAAGCCCTGGACCCGGACGCCCCCGACCCCAAGACAGTCGCGCGGCGCGCGCGCGATCTCGCCAAGGCCGCAGGCGAAGAGGGCGCCGACGCCTGGAAGACGCACATCGAGGATGCGAGCCTCGCGCTGCGGGACGAGGTCGCCGGGATCACCGACGAAAGCGTCACGGCGCGCGCGCTCGAGCTTGCGAAGGCCGCTGGCCATGCCGATACCTCGGCCATGACGCAGGAACAGACTTCCGAATTCTCCAAGGCCGCGCGCGCCGAACTGCGCAAGGTCGCCGCCCGCGAGGACACGAGTCCCAAGGAGGGAAAGGCCAAGTACGGCAACGTGAAATTCGCCGACGAGAAGAACAAGAAGTACCCGATCGACACCGAGGCCCACATCCGCGCCGCCTGGAACTACATCAACAAGGCGAAGAACGCGAGCAAGTACAGCGCGGAGGATGCCAAGGCCATCAAGTCGAAGATCGTTTCCGCCTGGAAAGCGAAGATCGACAAGGATGGGCCGCCCGCGGCGAGCGAAAAGGCGATGACGACCTCGGAGTTGCGCAAGGGCCTCTACAACTGCGGCCGCCTCGGCGAGCTGATCCAATCCCTCGACTACCTCGCCGAGTCGGTGGAGTACGAGGCGATGGTCGAGGACGATGGTTCGGACATCGGGACGCGTCTCAATGCCGCCTGCGCCGATCTGTGCCAGATCCTCGTCGATATGACGCAGGAGGAAGTCGACGAGATGAACGAGGGCAAAGAGACGCCCGACACCGTCGCGCCCGTCATGGCAATGGCCGAGCAGGCCCGGGGCCTCGTCAAGCGGCTGAAGAAAGCGGAGGCGACCCACGTCGCCGCCTCGCTGAAACACGTGCAGAAGATGCACGACCTTGCCAAGGCCATGGGCGCGACTTGCAACGCTGCTGGTGGCGAAGGCAGCGATGCTGGTGCTGGAAAGCTCGATGCCGGCGAACTCGCCAAGCGCGACGAGGAGAACGCGGCCCTGAAGAAGACGGTCGCCGACCTCACCGCTACAGCCGAAGCGCTCCGCAAGGATGTCGAGATGCTGAAAGCCCAGCCGGCACCCTCCAAGGCGCGGCTGCGCGTGATCACCAAGGGCCAGGACCTGGACGATCCCGAGGCAGGCGACGAAGTCGAGCCGATCAAGAAGAAAGACGGAACGGTCGACGAGGTCGCCACAGCCATCCGCAAGAGCTGGAAGAAACCGATTACGGCCGCAGCCGAATAGCGCGGCCACGCACGACATGGGCACTCCGATCAACCTCCAACCCCTGATAGACCCGCCCTCGCCGGGAGGCGACGGCACGCGGCATCGCTTGCGCCGGGAGGCGCACGTGCCGCTCCCCATGAAGGAGCTACCATGCAAAACGCTGCTCAAGTCTCGGCCGATACTCTCCGGCTGATCAAGGAAGCGCAAGGCAATCCCTCCGCCGCTCTGCTCAAGGCCTATACGCAGGCTGCGAGCGCGACGAGCGGTATCACCGCCTACGATCTCGAGGCCCCGGCGAAACTGCTCTTCCCGGTGATCACCCCACTGCGGAACGTCATCCCGCGCGTCTCCGGCAAGGGTGGCATTCAGGCGAACTGGCGCGCCGTGACCGGCGTCAACAGCGCCCGATATTCCCTCGGCCTCGTCGAAGGCCGGCGCGGCGGCATCTCGACCGACACCACGGCCGACTACACCGCGGTCTACAAGGAAATGGGCCTCGATCAGACCGTTTCGTTCAAGGCCGAGCGCGCCGCCGAAGGGTTCCAGGATCTGGACGAGCTCGCCGTCGCCAACCTCCTGAAAGCTGTCATGATCGGCGAGGAGTTCTGCGACCTCGCCGGCAACACGTCGCTCGCCCTGGGCACGACCGCGAACGCCGTGCTGACGCAGGCGAATACCGGCGGGTCGCTCCTAGAGGACACCTCCTACGGCGTGGGCGTCGTCGCGCTGACCGCCGACGGCTACTACCGCGCCTCGCTCACCGGCGGCGTCGTGCAGACCTACACGCGCACGAACGGCGACGGCACGACCGATACCTGCAACGGCGGAACCGCGATTGCCTCGACGCAGGCGAACGTGACCACCGCCAACGTGAGCGGGACCGCGAACACGCACGTCATCAACGCCACGGTGACCGCCAAGGCCGGGGCCTTCGCCTACGCCTGGTTCTGGGGTGTCGCCTCGGGCAACCTGACCTTGGGCGCGATCACGACCATCAACTCGGTGCAGATCACCGCCACGGCCACCGGCAACGCGGCTCCCGCATCTCCGGGCATCGGCAACTTCAACGCCCTCGCAGCGACCGACTACTCGCAGGATTCGAGGATCTACGACGGTCTGCTGACGATGTGCTCGAACTCCTCGCTCAACTCCTACAGGGTCGTCCAGGCGACGGGCAACGCCGGCACGGGAACGCCGCTCACCTCCGATGGTGCAGGCGGCATCACCGAGTTCGATACGGCGCTGCAGTCCTTCTGGGACAACTATCGGCTCGGGCCCGATACGATCTGGGTCAGCTCGCAGGAGATGAAATACCTGCGCCGGCACGTCCTCACCGGGGCGACCGCAGCGGCCCAGCGGTTCGTGTTCCAGGTCGACCAGGCCGGTGTTGTCGGCGGTGTGTCCGTCAAGAGTTACCTCAATCCGTTCACGATGGGTGGCCCGGCCGAGATCCCGATCCGGCTGCATCCGAACGTGCCACCCGGGACGGTGCTCTTCACGAGTCAGCAGTTGCCCTACCCGATGTCCAACGTCACGAACGTGATGCAGAAACGTCTGCGCCAGGACTATTTCCAGATCAACTGGCCCATCACGACGCGTGTCCGCGGGTTCGGCGTGTACTTCGACGGCGTGCTGCAGCACTACTTCCCGCCCTCGATGGGGATCATCACGAACATCGGTGCCGGCTGATCCCGCCGGTAGCAGGTAGCCGATGACAGACACCGGGCGGCGCGAAGCGAACGAACCAAACATCCGTCGCCGCCCGGCGCGTCTTTTCAAAACCACATAGGAGAAACCAGCCATGGCAGGAAAATCGAAGTTCCACAGCGATGTCCGCTACGCCGACACGCGCGGCTACGGGGCCATCACCATCGAAGGGCGCGAACTGGAAACTGGCGATGACGGCTGCGTCGAAGCGCCCGCCGTCCTCGAAGCGCAGATGGCCGATCACGGGTTTGTCCGCGAGTGCACCAAGGCCTTCGCCGACTGGCAGAAGGCGCGGCAGCCGAAGCCCGTCCAACAGCCGCAGCAGGCGCAGGGCGCGCGCAGGTAGGCGAGGCCATGGACCTGAGCACGACCGCGCGCGTGAAGAGCTACCTCGGCATTCCGTCATCGAAGACGGAATCCGACGCGCTGATCGCGCAGCTCGTCACGCGCGCCTCGGGCCAGGTGACGAAGTTCTGCACACGCAGCTTCGGGCGTCAGGTCACAACGGGTGCGAGGTTCGATGGCACCGGGAATGATCGCCAGATGCTGCCGAACACGCCGATCATCTCGGTGGAATCTCTTTCCGTGGACGGCGTCGCAATCGCCGCGTCTGCGGATGCGATCGCAGCGGGCTACCAGTTCGACGACACGATGCTCTACCTCTTCGGCTACGTGTTCACGCGCGGCCGGCGCAACGTGCTCGTGTCCTATACCGCCGGGTTCTCTTCGTCGGAGGCCGATCTCATACCGGCGACGAGCCCGTACACGATCACGCCCTCGACCTCGGACGCGAACGGGAACGACGGAGCCTCGCTCGCCGTTACCGATCGCGGCGTCGTCTTCACGACGACGGGTGTTGCGCTGGCACTGGTTGCTGGCACGCCGACCACCGGTCAGTACAACTTCGCGGGCGGCATCTACACCTTCGCCGCGGCAGACAAGGGGCTCAGCGTCACGATGAGCTACGACTACGTGCCAGCCGCGGTCGAGCAAGCCTGCATCGAGATGGTCGCGTTGAAGCTGCGCCAGCGCGACAACATCGGCGTGCAGTCGCGCGTCCTCGCCGGTGAGACCGTCACGTACACCGACCGCGACATGACCGCCGCGGTGAAGGGCTTGCTCGGGCCGTACAACCGGAGGGCGCCCGTGTGAAGCAGGCCACGCTCCTCTGCGTCTGGGGATTCGATCTTGCCTCCGAGGAATTCATCCTGCTCGGCGCATTCACGAAACGCGAGGACGCAGATGCGTTTGCGGCGCTCCCCGAGACCATCGCGGCGGCTGCGGCAATCCGTCCGAGAGTCATCGCAATGACGCTCTGCGAACTGAAAGCGCAGCTCTTGCGCGAGCGTCTTGGCCAGCTTCACGACGTGCTGCTCAGGATCGAGGCGAAGGGAAAGGCGCCGGCATGAAGCTCATTGTGAACGTCGCTACCGAGTCCGTCCTCGCCTCGCTGCGCGGCTTTCGCGTGCGGCTGATTCAGCGTCTGGTCACGACGCTCGCCCGGATCTCGATCGAAGTCCAGCGCGATGTGAAGGGCCTGAAGCTTTCCGGCCAGGTGCTGCACGTTCGCACCGGCACGCTGCGGCGCTCGATCAACCGCGAGGTCAAGCTGACAGGTGATGTCGTCGAAGCCGTGATCGGCACCAACGTCGCCTACGCCCACGCCCACGAGTACGGCTTCAAGGGCAAGGTCGACGTCCGGGAACATCTGCGCACCATCAAGATGGCCTGGGGCCGTGCCCTGAAAGAGCCCAAGCGCGTCACGGTACACGCGCACCAGATGATGATGAACCTGCCGGAGCGCTCATTCCTGCGCTCGGTTCTCAGGGAGCGCGAGGCCTCGGCCACGGCCGCCATTCGTCTCGCCGCCACCGAATCGGTGTTCGGATGAACAAGACCCGGGAAGCCGTCTACGCCGCGCTCTTCGCGCGCTTCGCCGGGCTTGTCGATGCCGGCGGCACGAAGACCTTCATCGTTGCCGAACGCAAGCTGCGGGACTGGGAGACCGTGCAGGCCGAGGAGTGCCCGTATCTCGGGCAGACGCAGGGTGGCCAATCGACGATCCAGCGCCGCGGTCTGCCGACGCAGTGGAAGCTCGGGGCGAGGCTCTACATCTACGTGAAGACGAACGCCTCGATGCTGCCAAGCGAGACACCAGCCTCGACGCTCAATCCGATCCTCGACGCCGTGGACGGCGCGCTCGCCCCCGATGCCACCGACAGCAAGGGCGATGCGGTGTGCACGCTCGGCGGACTCGTCTCCCACTGCTGGATCGAGGGTGAAATCGAAACATCCGAAGGGCTGCTCGGGGATACGGAAGTCGCGATCGTGCCGATCGAGATCCTCGTCCCATAACCAAGGAGGTCCATCATGCAATACACATTCGGCGCAGGACAGCTCTACGGCAGGAAGAGCGCCACGAATCCGACCCCGGTGCACTTCGGCGGCCTGCAGGGCGTATCGGTCGACATCGCGTACACGACGAAGGAACTGATGTCGGGCTACCAGTTCCCGGTCGCCGTCGGCCGCGGTACGGCCAAGATCACCGGAAAAGCCCAGTTCGCGCAACTGAACGCTCAAGGGTTCAACGACCTCTTCTTCGGTGAATCCTCGCTCACCGCGGGGCGCACGATCGCGGTCGTCGACGAGGCGCACACGATCTCCGGGAACGCGGCGACGATCACACACAACGGCGTCATCACGGACCTGGGCGTCGTCATCGCTGCGAACGGCCAGATCCTCGCCCGGGTGGCCAATACCCCGGTCGGCGGCGGCAACTACTCCTGCAACGAGACGACCGGCGTCTACACGTTCAACAACGCGCTGGAGGCCTCCAACGTCAAGATCGGCTACACCTACACCGATTCCGGCAACGGCCAGACGATCACGCTGACGAACCTCCCGATTGGCTCGGCGCCGCAGTTCATGGCGGTGCTCTACGGGAGCTACAACTCCAAGGTGCTCACGCTGACCTTGAACGCCTGCATGAGCAGCCAGTTGACCCTTGCCACGAAGCTCGAGGACTTCATGATCCCGGACTTCAGCTTCTCGGCGTTCGCCGACGCCTCCAACACCCTGGGCACGCTTTCGCTCGACGAATAACAGGCGCGCGACCCGGCGGACCCATAACTCTAAAGGACAAAACCAGCCATGACCGCACCTGCAGTACCCGTACCACCTGAGCGCGTTCAGCCGAGCACCGACCGCGGCGGCCAGTGGGTCGAGATGGGAGGCCGTGAATACAAGATCCCGCCGCTCTCCTTCGCCAAGATCAAGGCGATCGGTGATGACCTGTCCGCCATCGGCCAGATGAAGGACGGCGCCATGCCGACGGCGGAGCAGTTCGCCGCGGTGGCCAAGGTGGCGCACGCCGCGATCTCCCGCAACTACCCGCAGATGAAGATCGAGGAGGTCGAGGAGGCGATCGATTTCGGCAACTTCCCGCGCGTGATCGATGCCGTGCTTTCGATCTCGGCCATGAAGGGGAAGGCGGATAGCGCGGGGGAGCCGAGCGGCTCACCTGGGGGGAACTCTACGGCCTGATCATCTGCGAAACCGGCTGGACCTGGGAGTATGTCGATGACTTCGATCTGCCGCGCTTCTACGAACTGTGCGAGCACTGGCGGCGATTCCCGCCCATCCGGGTCGCCCTCGCTGCGCTCCTCGGTGCACCCGGTGAGAAGGGCTCCGGCGAGCGCGCATCTTCGCAGCGGCCGACGCAGAGCCTGGGCGAGGTCGTCGAAGCCTTCGCCGCAGCCGGGCTGCAAGTGCAGGTGAACCGTGGCGCAAGGACCAAACAGGGCTGAAGTCAGTATCGGCGCGCGGATCGACGAGGTCGTCGCCGCGATCACCGAGCTGCAGAATCAGTTCTCCAGTTTTTCGAAGAACGCCTCCGAAAAGCTCAACTCCATCGGCCTCGCCGGTGAGAGGCTCGTCAATCGCATCCGAGAGATCGGCACCGCATGGCTCTCCTGGGAGGGAGCCAAGCACTTCTTCGAAGCGACCGTCGAGTCCTCCGAGAAGCTGAACGTCGAGCTCGGCCGCTTGGCCGCTACCTTGGGCGTGAGCACGAAGGAGGCCGCGGCCCTCAAGATCGGTCTCGACGACATTGGCGTCGGCACCGACTCCTACGTCGGCGTCCTCCAGCGCATGACGCTGCAGGTCCGCACGAACGAGGACCGCATGCACCAGCTCGGCCTCGTGACACGCGACGCGAACGGACAGTACCTGAACGGCGCGCAGTTGATCGAGAACGCCCGCAAAGCGCTGCTCGAATACCGGGAGGGCATGGACCGCAATCTCGCCGCTTCCGAGATGACCGGCCGAAGCTGGGCGCAATTCACCGACATCCTGCGCCTGAACAATCAGGTCATGGAGGAGGCGCGCGAGAAGGCCGACAAGCTCGGGCTCGGTGAGCAGGACCAAGTCACGCGCTCGCGCGAGTTCCATAAGGCGATGTCCGACATCAAGGATGTCGCCCTTGGCGTGAGCAACACGATCGGCCAGGCCTTGATGCCGCAGTTGACGCGTCTCGGAAACTGGGTCGGGGAGAAGGGCGGGACGATCGTCTCCTGGACGCAGAAATGGCTCGATGTTGCCAACAAATTGAAGGAAGCCTGGGCCGAGAGTTCGAGCCCGATCATGGCCATCCTCCGTGCCTGGGAGAAGATCAACGCCCAGCAGCAGGGCCGCACGTCATCCGGGAAGGTCGGCGGCCTGCCGCCCGCGCCCGGATCTCCCGACGATGGCAGCGGCGGAGGCGGGGGCGGGAAGACCTACGTCCCGAAACCCTCCTACGACCTCGTCAAGGCCTGGGAGACGCAGCTCGAGCAGATGAAGCTCGCCTCGCAGAAGTTCGCTCTCGAGGAAGGCGAATCGTTCGTCAAGTACCCGCTCGAGCAGGAGGCGAAATTCTGGCAGTCGAAGATCGCGCTGACGCGCGCCGGGAGCAACGAGCGCTTCGCGGTCCAGAAGAAGGCCTTCGATGCTGAGCTGCAGCTCAACCAGAATGCTTTCAACGGCAGGATCGCCTCGCTCGTGAAAGAGGAGGAGGCGCTCAAGTTCGACTACGACGCTCGAATCGCCAAGGCGCGCGAGATCGCCGAAGCCGAGGCCCGGGCCTACGGCGCGCAGGATGCCCGCGCCCAGATCGCTGCGGCGCGGATCGTGCAGATCGAGCAGGAGAAGGCCGAGAAGCTACGCAAGGTCGGCGAGCAGATCACCGAGCAGCAGAAGCAGCGTGCCCTTGCCGAGATCGCCGTTGAGGAAACCGCGGTCAAGGTCGCATTCGAGACAAGGCAGATCAGCAAGACGCAGCAGGTCCAGATGGAGGCGGAACTGGAGAAGCGGCGCAACGCGATCGAGGTCGCCGCCGTCCAGGAGCGAATCCGCGCCATTCAAGCGCTGCCCGGCAATCTCCAGGATCCGGCCGAACTGCAGCGCCTGTACGCGGAACTCGAACGCCTCGCCGTGCAGCACGAGAAGGCGATGGGGCAGATAGGCCTGGAGGGCGCGCAGGAGTATTCGAAGTACATGATCCAAGCGCGGGACTCCGTGCAAAGCGCCTTCGCCACCATGGGCTCGGACATCATCACGCGCACCTCGAGCTGGTCCGATGCCTTCAAGAACTTCGCGAGGAGCGTCATCAAGTCAATGGCCGACATCCTCGCGCAGAACTTCGCGCAGCGGCTCTTCGGTCCAGGAAGCGCCGGCGGCAACTTCGTCGCCAACCTGGTCGGCGCCATGATCCCGAAGTTCGATGTCGGCACGCCCTACGTCCCACGCGACATGCTCGCATTCGTGCACAAGGGTGAGGCAATCATCCCGGCAGGTGCGAATGCCGCGGGCGACGGCCAGTACGGTACCGTGTCCATCAACCAGTACTTCGACAACCGCGGCGCCGATGATGCCGCCGTCGCCAAGCTCGGGGCGCTCGCTCAGAAGATCAAGACCGATGCCTACACCGCGGTCCTCTCCGACCTGCGCAGGAACGGTCCGATCCGGAGGACGAACTGATGTCGATCATCACGTTCCCGAGCTTCTCGGCGCTTTCCTTCACCTCGTTCTCGTTTCGCCCGAGTTCGAACACGCAGCGCTTCACCAGCCCCCTGAACAAGCAGACGCAGACCACCGAGCTCCCCGGCACGCGCTGGATCGCCGAAGGTGTTTTCGAGGCCGGGAGCCGCGCCGATCAGCGCCTGATGGCCGCATTCCTTGCGTCCCTGCGCGGCTCGGCGAACCGGTTCTATCTCTGGGATCTGTCGCACGAGACCCCGCGTGGGGTCTATACCGGCACGGTCGCCGTGAGCGGAGCGAACCAGTCCGGGAGTTCACTTGTCACCTCCGGCTGGACCGGCACGCTGAAGGCCGGGGACTACGTGCAGTTCACGACAGATTCGAATTCCCCGGTCGTCTCGGAACTGCGCATGCTCATCGCCGATGCGACCGGCAACGGCGCGAATGTCTCGCTCTCCCTTGATGCACCGATGCGCGCCTCACCCGTGAACGGGTCGAACGTCACGACATCCAAGGCGAGCGCGAAGATGCTGCTCTCCGATGACGAGTCCGCAAAATGGGGCTTCTCCGGGGGCATGCTCGCGCCGTTCTCCTTCACCGCGTTCGAGGACCTCGGATGAGCCGCGCGCTCCTCCCGGCTGTTACTGCTGCAATCGCCGACTCGAACGTGCCGGGTGTCGTGTTCGCGCAGTTCGAGTTCTCCGGAGGCACGAAGCGCTTCTGCAACGCCGGCTACACGATGTCCTGGAACTCCTACCTGTGGAAAGGGGTGGGCGAGGTCGGAAAGATCGAGCCCATCTCCGAGGGGGGTGACCTGCAGGCCTACAACCTCTCCATGCAGCTCTCCGGAATCGATCCCGACACGATCGCGGTGGCGCTCGTTCCGGCGTACTACAAGCGGCGAGCGGCGAGCGTGTGGTTCGCTGCACTCAACTCCGAGTACGGTGTTCTCATCTCTCCCGTGCTCATCTTCAAGGGCCGAATCGACACCATGCAGATCGAGCTCGGCGCCACGGCCACCATCACGGCGACCGCCGAGTCGCCCCTTGCCGACTGGCAGCGTCCCAGATCGCGCTTCTGGAACGGGGCCGACCAGCAATCGCGCTACCCGACGGACAAGTTCTTCGAGTACGTCGAGCAGACCGTGAAGCGCGAGATCATCTGGGGGCGTCAATGAGGCGTGAGGACTGGCCCGAGCGCCTGACCGAGGTCATCGAGCGCTACCGGCACGCGCCATTCGCCTGGGGCCGTGTCGACTGCGTCACCTTCGCCGCGGATGTCGTGTTCGCGGTCACCGGAATCGATCGATTCGCCGGCAGGCGCGGGGTCTACTCCGACCAGGCCTCGGCCGAATTGCTGATCGGCCCCGGTGGCTTGGAAGCCGCGTTTCGTGCCGAACTGGGCGATCCGATAGCTGTCGCGCGCGCGGGCCGCGCCGATCTCCTCCTGATCTCGATTCCGTTGGGGCCGGAGCGCGCGCTGACGGACGTCGCCGCGGTGTGCCTGGGCACCGATGTTGCCTTCACCGGCACGCATGGCCTGCTCTTTCGGCCGAGGCGCGACTGTCGGATTGCCTGGAGGATCGGCTGATGCCTGATGCCGGTGCCAGCGAAGCGGCATTCGCAGCGGAATTTCTCGCAACCGAGGAGGGCGCGGCCGCGGCGCTGGAGGCGGGCTTCGTCAGCGCGGGCGGCGCGGCCGCGGCAGGCTCTACGATCTTCGGCATCTCGACCGCCACGCTCATGCAGGTGGGTGCTTCGTTTGCGCTGAGCACCCTCTCCGGGGTCCTCTTCCGTCCAAACGTCCCGAACTTCGCCGCACAGGCGCAGAACCGGGCCGAGGTCATCCGATCGGCCGTGGCGACCCGCCGGTGGGTCTACGGCACGGTTCTCGTCTCCGGCCCCATGGTTATGGCCGCAACCGGCGTCGGGCCCGGCACGTCACCGGCGGCGGTCGACATCGCGACGACCCTGCTCCAGGCCGGTGCGGTGGGCGACTCCATCATCTACGTCACCGGGCTGATCAGCGAGCAGCCGCTCGGAACGCTCGACCTGACGATCACGTCAGGGACGACCTTCACGATCACCGGCGACGCGCAGACCTACACCGTGCAGGCCGATACGACGGCGGTGACAGACGATTCGGTGAACGCCGTGGCCGCGGTCTCGATCTCGCCGACCCTGCAGGTCGCCGCCGCGGCCGGCACCGCCAACACGCTGACCTACACGCTCACGCCCGGCGCAACCGCCGGCATGTCGAACGATGACCTCTATCTCGTCATCCCGCTCGCCGATCACCAGTCCGATTCCGTGCAGACGATCTACTTCGGGTCGCTTCCCTCATCGGACTCCTCTTTCCCGCCCGCCGATTATTCGATCGTCAGCCATCTCGGAACACCGCACCAGGCGGTCGACTCGATGATCAACGCGGTCTATCCGACGGACTGGGATTCGACCCATGTCGGGGGCGGCCAGACCTATCTCGCGGCGAAATTCCACTTCGATCCCAACGTCTGGACAACCGGCATCACGCAGTTGGCCGCCGTGCTCAAGGGGAAGCTCCTCTACGATCCGCGCGACGCCGGTGTAGACATCGCCACATCCTCAAGCGGCACGCCAGGCGTATTCGTGACCACGGGCGCCCACGGGCTTTCCGTCGGCGCGCGCGTCTACGTGAAGGGGCACACCGGCTCCGACCCGGCCGTCGACGGCTACTATTCGATCGGCACGACACCGGCCGCGAACCAGTTCACGCTCGAGCGCTACGATGCCGGGATCGATCTCACCACCGGCGGCACGGGCGGCACGGTCACGACTTGCGCCTGGTCGAACAACTGGGCGCTCTGCGTGCGGGACTACCTCGCCGACGTCGACGGTCTGGGGTGCTTCTCCTGGGAGATCGACGACGCCGGCACGTTCACGACGGCGGCCAATGTCGCCGACGAGGATGTTTCGCTCTCCGCGATCGATCTCGTTTCCTCATCGGTCGCCAACCCGACGGAGCTGACCTGTCTCACCTACATCCCGAACTTCGCAACCGGGGACACCGTGACGATCGCCGGGCACTCCGGGAGCACGCCGGACATCAACGGCTCGCACGTCGCCACGATCACGGGCCCGAACACCTTCACGATTCCCGTCAACGTCACTGTCGCCGGCACTGGCGGCACGGTGGACAAGTCAGGCGGCGGCACCCAGAAGCGCTACACGGTCGATGGGACGGTGGACACCGGCCAGCCGCCGGAGCAGATCCTCACCGACCTTCTTTCCGCCGGCGCCGGGATGCTCGTCTACAGCCAGGGCGTGTACATGCTCTACGCAGGGTCGTACCGGACACCGACCGCCGGAGCGCTCACCGAATCGGATCTGCGCGACTCGATCAAGGTGCGCCCGGACGCGCCGCTGCGCGAGATGTACAACGGGGTGTCGGGCGTCTTTTGCGATCCGTCCAAGATGTGGCAAGGGACGAGCTTTCCCCCGGTCCTGAACGCATCCTATGCGGCGGACGACGGCGGCCAGGTGCTGCAGAACATTCAGCTCCCATTCACGACCGACGTCATCCGCGCTCAGCGCATCGCGAAGATCCACCTCGAGAAGTCGCGCCAGGGAATGACGATCGATTTCCCGGCGAAGCTGACGGCCTTTGCAACCCAGGTCGGCGACAACCGCTACATCAGCATCGCCGCACTCGGCTGGGACACGTTGAACGGAGGTCTTGGCAAGCTCTTTACCTGCACGCACTGGACGATGGCAAGCGAGGGGGGCGTCGATCTCGTCTTCCAGGAGGAGGCCTCGAGCTGCTACTCCTGGAATGCCGGCATGGCCACGCTCTACGATTTCGCGCCAAACACGAACCTCCCCGATCCGTTCGCCACCGCGGCGCCAAGCAGCCTCCTGCTCTACCAGATCCTCGTCCGGGGGCCGGATGGCGCCTATTCGTCCAAGGTCGTCTGTACCTTCAACCCGGTGCTCGATGCGCGCGTATCGGACTACGTCGTCGAGTTCTCGGTCGGCTCGACCGGGGTTTGGACGTTCGGTGCGCAGAGCCGCCAGCGCAGATACGAATTCGCCAACCTGACCCCGGCCACGTACTCGATCCGCGTGAAGGCGGTCACCTGGGTCGGGGCATCAAGCGCGTGGACAACGGCGACGATCTCGGTCATGACGATCGACGAGCTGCTCACCGCGGGGAGCGCTTCGCTGCCGGCGCCCGATAGCATGACGATCTGGACATCAACCGATTCCGACGGCCGCGCGACGGGAATCGAGGTCGAGCTCACGTACAACGAGGCGATCACGAGCGCGCCGAACGACATGCTCATCATGTGGGCGCACTTCCCGTCCTCGGCGCCGAACTCCCTTGACATCGTCTCCGGGGGCACCGGGACGACGCTTACCATCGGCTCAGCCCACATCATCGCGGCAAGCAACGTCCCGCCGAACACGACCGAGACGATCCTCGCGGGCTCGACGCGCTCGCGGATCGTGCTCCGGACCGCGGACCATCCCTTCGATACGAGCGTCGACAACGCGGCGATGTTCTGGGCGCAGTACGATTCGAGCGCCTGGCGCCGCTGCACGTCGTTTGACGCGACCGGGCTCGTCTTCGACCCACCGTTTGATGCGGACCCCGTAACCGCGCACGCGCTCAACTGGGCCCAGATCTCCTGGGATGATCGACGCTCCGATCCATCGTCCAGGCTCGGGGTGATCCTCGACGGCTCCGGCGGCTACGAGATCATCCAGTGGGGCACCGCGCTTGAATCCGGCGGCTCCTTTCAACTTTCCGGCTGCTCGCGCGGGCGAGAAGGTACTGCACCGATCAGCGCCGACGGGAAGACCTTCTATTTCTGCCCAGCCCCAGCCGCGGGATCGGAGTCGATCGTCTTCCCGGCGAGCGCGCTCACGCAATCGGCGACAAGTCCAGGAGTCTGGAGCGGATCGATGAGCCACGTCATCGATATTCCGTCAGGGGACATCGTCTACTTCGTTGCCTGCACGGGGTTGCGCACGACGGATGGCTGGCTGCGCTCGCGGCTCATCCTGCCCACCTGGGGAGGGCCGCGATGACCGCTCCCGTTATCGGCCAGCCGCTCTTCGGGGTGCAGCTCTCTTCCGGCGGTTCCGCGACCGGATTGCCACCGGGCACGCCGAACGCACCGCCGATCGATGTCCTCGCCACGATCAACGACCTCGCCACGCGCCTTGCTCACGCCGAGCGCCAGCTCAGGTTCGCCGTATCTGGGGACAACGTGCTCGCCTCGATCATCCTCACGCCCGAGGACGCGCTGATTGGGGCCGACCGCATCAGCCTGGTCGGCGAGGTCAATTTCCTTGACTGGCACCGTGACATTACCGGGGCCGTGACGCCCACCATCGATCCGTCCCTCACGCAGATCCGGGGCGGTGTGATCCGCACGCAGAAGATCCTCAGCTTCGATGGGCTCTCCTGGCTCGATCTTGACGCGACGGGGACGGGTTCGTTCTTGAAGAGCCACAGCGCGATCGACATCCGCGCGAACGGCACCTTCACTTTCGGCGGTGGCAGTTCGAAAGCGCTCGTGTTCGACGGCACCGATCTGACGATCGGCGCGGATACGGTGATCACATCCGGGAGCACGATCGGAGGAGTGTCCGGGACCGCGGCCGCTGCGCTCGCCGGCCTATCGGACAAGCTGAATCGCAACGCCTCCGATACGCTCGCCGGAGTCATCGCGATCCAAGCCTCGTCAGGCGCAGGGATCAAGGTCGGCACGATCACGTGGGACAATTCCGGTAATCTCACGGGGGGGACGGGAGTCGCGATCACAACCAACGGGATCGTTGGCGCCGCTTCCGGCGTCGCGAAATTCGTCCTCAAGGCCGATGGGACAGCCACATTCGCCGGGGAGCTCTCTGCAGCGACGGGAACTTTCGCAGGTGATATATCCACTTCCGGAAGCATTCTCGCGACTGGTTTGGTCACCAGCGGTGGGTTGTCTGCAAGCGTAATCGGCTCGCGCACCAGTGGCAGCGTCTCGGATGCAGGCCTGCTGGGATTCGTCTCGTTCAGCGGCGGATACGGAATACACGGCGTCGCCACACATGCGTCTGCGTTCGGCGGGGTCTTTTACAACACGCAAGCGGGCGGTTTGGCATTGTGGGCAGGACAGACCAAGATCGATGCTATCGCGGAGATCACTGGACAGTTGACATTGAGCGTTGCGTCCGGGGCTCCGATGTCCGTGTCTTCGACCACTAAGGTCGCGAACCTCAACGTAGACCTGCTAGACGGAAAGGATTGGGCGAGCCCCGCTGCGATTGGAACCGGCACGCCGGCGGCGGCGACCTTCGCAAACGTCGATCTCACGAGCGCGAGCACGCTCAAACTACGCGGAAGCGGTGGCAACCTCAAGACGCTGCAAGTCAGCACGACCGCCTTCGCGATCGTCAACAACGCTGGCACGACCGAGATCATGAACCTCACCGACGCCGGAGCTCTCACGGTCGCAGGAGGGATCGACCTCGGCCAGATCACGAACAACGATTCGAGCATCAAATTCCAGTACAGCACGGACGACGTGATCTGGAACAACATTTACTTGCGGAGGCACACGTGGTAGCCGATACGGGCTTCAGCGGTGTTCCGATCCGCGCATAAACCACAGGAGAACAGAAAATGCCAGTCGACCAGCGCGCAGTGCTCGAGGCCACCATTCAGGCCCTCAAGGGCAACATCGCCAACCTTCAGGTGCAGCGGATCATGGAGGAAACGAAGATCGAGGCGGTGGGTGCGCCTACCGGGGATGCGTCCGCGGACGAGTACCTGAGCGGCCAGGCTTCCACCGCGCGCGCAACGATCACCGCGCTCGATCGCACGATGGCGGCCCGCATGCGTAGGCTCGAGGAGGCCGAGCGCCAGCTCGAGGCCCTGTCCAAGCCCATCGAGCAGAAAGCCGAAGGAGGTGATCCATGCCAGGCATAGTCGAAGACGTACTCGCGCTGCGAAGCGAGGTCGCGAGCCTGCGCGCGCTCGTCCAGGCGGTGCGCTATCAGGGACTGTTCTACGCCATGATCGGATCGCAGGCTATCTTCGGCTGCAAGGTCACATGGCCGAATCTCGGCTCCTACCCGTTCACACTCGCCCTCGACGGCCGCGCGAGCGGAGATGGCGCCCACCTCAATCCGGACTACGACGCCGGGCTCGCCAATGCGTGGCAGTACCCGAACATCGCGAACGTCGACGGTGAGGTGTTCCTGTCCGACGACATCAACCGCACGACCTATCAGAGCGCGGCGTTGACGCTGGACACGGTTCCAGGAACATCGGGCTACGGGCGCCAGGACATCGTCTACGCCTACGTCGGGGTCGGCGGTCCCGCGGTCGGTATCCTCACCGGCACCGCGGCCGCGGCCGTGAAGACCTGGTTCGATGCGAACGGTATCGCGCTGGACGCCTACCCCTCTGCAAACACCTACGACCCCACCGGCCTCCCGACCGGCGCGATGGTGCTCGCCCGCGTCTATTCGCAGTACGGCGACACGGCGAGCGCGGCGAATCGGATCTCCGATCTGCGCAACTTCGAGGGGCGCCTCGGCGCGCCGTTCGCAGTGCAGGACGGAATCACTGCGTACTCCGGCGGTGGTCAGGCGAGCGCCGTGCTTCTCACTGGCACGCGTTGCCGAGTCGCCACGGTCGGCGCCGGCGGCGACTCCGTGAAACTTCCTCCCTGGGGCATCGGGCTGAGGCGCTTCGTCTACAACGCGACAGGGACTTCGATGAACGTCTTCCCGTCGAGCGGAGACAAGATCAACGACGGGAGCGCGGATGCTGCGGTCGCCCACGCCGGCGGGAAACTGGCCTTGTACGAGGCGTGGTCGACCGGAAACTGGTACAGGCTGCTCGGCGGCTGACGGGCCTGCTGGGAATCCACAATGGGCGGCGAAAAACAAAACGAAGGAGGGGTCAGCGTGGACGCGCAACGGGCACTGGAGGCGATGAGGAAGATTTCCGAGGGGCACGAGTTTAACGCCCTGCTGCTCGGCACCCTGCAGCAGCTCGCCTCCGGGGTAGATGCGCTCTGGTCGAAGATCAATACGACTTCGAACGAGCTTCGGGAATTCAAGGAAGTCGATTTTCGGGAGCACGTCGAGGCCGAGCAGAAGGTGCTCGATGCTGCAGGCGAGCCCGAGATGCTGCGAAAGAAGCTCGCGTTCATCGACACGCTGATCGAGGCCCAGATCGATCGCAAGGCGCTGCGAAAGAAGGTGATCGAGAGCGCGACGGTGTGGGCCGTAATCGCATTCCTCGGCTATCTCGCCATCATTTTCTACCACGACGCGCTGCGTCGAATCGCGGAGACGATCAAATGAACCTGACCGAGCATTTCGCGCTGGAGGAGCTGACCGAGTCCGATGTCGCGCTTCGCAACGGGATCGACAACCTGCATCCGCACCTCGCCGTGATCGAGAATCTGAAACTGCTTGCCGCGGGTCTTGAGGAGGTCCGAACCCTGCTCGGCGGCCTGCCGATCCACGTCAATAGCGGCTACCGCTGCCCGCGCCTGAACGCGCTTGTACGCGGTTCGCCCCATTCAGCGCACCTCCTGGGATATGCCGCGGACTTCGTCTGCCGCGAGTTCGGGACGCCGCTTGAGATCGTGCGCGCGATCGAGGCTTCTGATCTCGTTTTCGATCAGGTGATCCAGGAAGGGACGTGGGTGCATTACTCGGTCGACCCGCGCGGGCGCCGCAACGTCCTGACCGCGCATTTCGCACCGGATGGCGCGCCGACCTACACCGCGGGCGTTGCCAAATCCGAACCCAAGTCAGAGGAGGCGCAATCATGACCGTGCAGACCACCATCGCTGCAGGGACGGGAGGCTCGCTCATCACCTTCCTCCTCGCCTATCCGAGCACGCAGCAGGCGCAGATCTTCTACGCGCTTCTCATCGGAGCCGTGTTCGGGATGCTCGTCAACTACCTCCGGCGCTGGCTCGCCGAGGAAATCTCCGGAAGCCTCGTCGACTACATGTTCCGCCAGAATCCCCGTCGCACGATGCTCGCCGTGTTCGGCATCGTCTCCTGGTGCGCCGGAGAGGTTGCCTCGGGCCTCTTCGTCACCGGGGGAGGCGAATTCATCGGCTGGGGTCTTGTCATTCTCTCTGGCCTCAAGACCGGATACGCCGGCGACTCGCTCATCAACAAAGGCGGGCGCACGGTGTGGACCGAAGAAAGGCGCGCGGCCGTTCAGGCCTCCCAGCTCGCGCCAGCGCCCACGGAGGCCGCTCAGAAAGGAACCAGACCATGAAACGATTGCAGAGCTTCCTCTTTCTCATCATCGCTGCGGTTCTCGCGCTCGCTGGCTGCGCCGGCGTGCCTACCCAGACGTCACCCGGGGAGCAGAGCGCTGCGCAGTCCCCGCTGTCGAGCCTCGCCAACGTCGCGGCCGCGGATCTCGACACCGCCGCGAAACAGGCCGACGCCGACGGCGACGCGGTCGGTGCCGCCTGCTGGCGCGCAATGCAGACGTGGCTCGGCAACAGGCCAGCGGCCGCGCATGTCGTCGGGGCATTCTCGGCGATCCAGGCCGCGCGATCGGCGCGCCTGCGCGTTGCCTCCGGCGTGCCAACGGATGTCCACGTGAAGTGCTCCCCGGTCGTGCTCGACGCGCAGGGGGTCGCCCTTCGCCTCGGGCTCCTCGCCGCTGGCAAGGGGTTGCTGCCGTGACGAGGATCATGATCCTGTCGGTGCTGCTCGCGGCCGCGCTCGCCGGCTGCGCGCCTTCCCCGCTGCATTCGGTGAATGGTGATCAGGTACAGCCGCCCACCGGCTACGAGGAATACTGCGCTCGAAACCCGGCGCGCGCCGAGTGCGGAGGCGACAGATGACCTACCCGGACCGCTCCGACTTGGACAGCGTCAACGACGAGGTCGATGCACTCCCCTATGTGCCAAACGCCGACCGCGGTCTCGATCCCGGCTGGTGGGAGCGGATTACAACGAAGGGCGGGATCTGAATCGATTACGTGCTGGAGAAGATCGCACGGCTCCAGGCGCTCGGCTGGCCGATCGAGCGCCTGCGCATCGCCTGCTGCTACGTCGAGCCCACCGTCCCGCCGCCGGACAACTACCACGCCGTGCTGCAGGTCGAGATCAACGGCGGCCAGGCCATCCTCGACAGCCGCCAGAGCCACGTCTGCTCCCTCGAGGAGTTGGCCCGCATCGGCTACCGGCCGGACCGGATCCAGGCCGCGGGAGGCTCGCGCGAGTGGGTCGAGTGGCGCTGGCAGTAGGGCGCGGCGCGCGGCTTCACCAATCCGGCGCAAGATCGGCAGGGGCTACGCTCGGGGCTGGCTGGTCTCCGAGCGGTTTTCCGGGAGGGTTGCCCAGTTTCGCCGGTAGCCTTCCCGGCCTTTTTATGGGCGTTCTGGGGAGGGCGCGGCGCGGAGGCTACGTGGGTATCTGCGGATGGGCGATCACGCAGCCTGAGCCTGTCGCTCGAAGGACACCGTAACTTCTCTCGGCTGCACGGCATAGTCCCTCCAGAACGCGCGAATTCGTCCGCCGAGGACAAACGCTTCGCTTGTTGCGTCAGTCGTCAAGGTCAGCGTCCCATCGGATTCGAACGAGAAGCCTCGTGTAAAGACCCCTCCCTCGGAGATCAGAATTCCGGCCCCAGGCGCGAGGATCTGCCGTACCGGCATAAGCACGCCAGCCTTCGTGCACACCCATGGAGCAACTCCGGCGGCGAGGATGGATTGCAGGAAGCTGCGGCGATTCATCTTCCAAGCTCCTTCGTCATCAGCAGATACGGACAATCCGGTTCGTGGCCGGTCTTTCCGTCCAGGTCAACAATAGCGCCACAGAGTGCGCATGCCACGTCGCCGAATCCGGTCTCGTAGATCGGGCGGTTACGCTGGTCTGCGACCCAGCGGCGCCAAGCGTCGAAGGCTTTGCTCATGCGGAACGGACGCGCTGGACACGCAGTCTGATCGTAATTGCAACTGTGTCTGTATCCTTCCAGCGCGTGGGAAAGCGCTCGATATTGAGCGGGTAGCCATCACAATCGATGTCTAGCTTCGTATCGGCAATATGCGCTCCGCCATCTTCAAGAATATCGCTGATCAGCTTGGCGGCTTTGGTTGCAAGCTCTCGCGCGTCGATGCTCATAAGGTCTTCTCCTCATGGTCGTTTTCTGCGAGATTGAACGCTTCCCGCGCCCGCATCGCCATCCTCCGCCCGATCTCCGGTGCGTCCGCAACAGCATGCACGAGGCGCCGCGTCCCGCCGCAGCGCGTGCACACCGAGACACCGACCTTGCGCGCGCACTCCGGGCACGGGACCACGACCGCCGAGGACGCCTGCGCGGGCACCGCGCGCGCGATCCAGAAGGCGTAGCTGAGGTAGTGACCAAGCGGAGAGATCGTCAGGTCTGCGATGGCGCGCTCCGAGCCCGGGACGGCCCGTAGATCAGCGAGGAATTCGGCGCTGACGAGGACGACCGACCCGGCCGGGATGCGGTGCGGCCTCTCCAGCGGCAGCAGGAAGGCGACCTGGCGGACCTCTGAATTCCAGGGTTCGGCTTGGCGCATATCATGCCGCCTGCGGGGGAGGGACGATGGCCGTCGGCTCAGTGTCGCTCGGGCCAGGCTCGGGCGCCTCGTGCCCGGCGCGCCGCAGGATCGCGCGAATCTCGGCCATGTCCGGTTCCAGCTCCTGCGCGACGAAGCGCCGATGCAGGGACTCGAAAACCTGCTGGTAGGGGATGCCGAGCGTGGCCGCGATCCCGTGGCAGACGATCTCGATCATCGCGGCGCCGATCCGGGCCTGCTCCCACTCCTTCAGGTGGACGCCCTTGTCCCAGACGATACGAGCGTCGGCGACGAGCTCTCGGGCAGCATCGAGGAAGTCCGAGATCGAGGGCTCCATGCCGACCTGAGCGCAGCTTCCGGCGACTGCTGTCATCGCGCAGCCGATCTGCACCGAGAGCGCGGGAAGGTCGCCGCCCATCAGGCCGTGTTCGATCAGCGCATCGGTCGCGGTGCGCACGGCACGGCGGCGGCTCATCAGTTCCAGGGCCGGGATGTCCTCGCTCGGATCCTGGCCTTCTCCTGGGCAGGCGCGCAGCGGAAAGCCGAGCGCCTGATGCTGGGCGCGGACGAGGGCGATCTCGAATTTCATGGCTTGCCGCCTTCCGCAGCGTCGCCGGCGTCCGGCGGAAGCTCGCGCAGCACATACTGCGCCCGGTGCTCCGGAATGTCGGACATGAGCCAGACGGCATACTCGTATGCATCGCCATAGGCGCCAGTCTTCAGCATCATAGCCGTGTCGCCGTTGCCGAGATCGGAGAAAAGCATGTTCGAGAAGAACAGCGGCGCATGGTCTGAGGGCGCGAAGAGGTACTCGGTGCCGCCATTGGTGAGGACGACGGTTTGACCCTCCTCGCGCAACCCGAAGTCGAGCACATGCTCGTAGTGCGGCACCGGCGTGAGCGGCCAGTCGAACACCGTGCCTCCGATGATCTGCAGCAGCGCTGGTATCGGCGGCTCGTACGTGTACGTCAGGGAATCGGCTGAGAAAATGTCCATGGTGTCTCTCTCTTGTCAGCTGGACGGGCCTTCGCGAGCGTCCGATCCATCGGGCGTGAATTCCGTCCATTCGATCGGATCGGACCGTCCCTGCAGCGCCTCGTGACGCTCGTAAAGGTACCAGAACGCCCGCCCGAACGCACCGGCTGCCGGTCCGCGCCGCGGGCCGAAAAACGTCCCCATGATGTCGGCCGCGCGCACCGCCTCGGCTGCGGCGATCCGCTCCGCATCGTAGTTGACGAGCAGCAACGCGAGCGTCTCGTAATCCTCGGCCGACTCCGCGATCCAATCGCGCAGGCCGATCGCCTCGAGCATGAGCCCGTCGTAGCTCTCGTGCGGCTCCGGCCCGGTCTTCACCAGAAGCGGCAGCCCGACCAGCATGGAGTCGATATTCCCGTTCGTGTTGCCGAAGGGGAAGGCCGAGAAGTGCAGATCGCAGTTCGCCAGGCGCGCGAGATAGGTCGGGTAGTCGGTGCGGGGATAGACGACGGCGTCATCGAACCAGCGCAGCAGCGCCTTTCTTGCCTGCCAGTGCCAGAGCCCGATCTGGTTCGGGAAGAAGTGATAGATCACCTTGCGCGCGGCGCGCTCCTTGATGCGGCGAAGCGTGCGCAGGAACGGCACGTTCAACTTCGCCACCATGGCCGGCACCGCGACGATGATCGGGTCCGGGTTCAAGCGGATCGGCTCTCGCTCCTTGCTCCAGGGCGTGTCGTCGCGCCGGGCGAACTCGTAGCTCTGCACCGGGAGCCTGACGACCCGCTCGGTGAAAAGGGTCGCATCGTCGGCTGAACCGCCGTCGGCGATCACGTAGTCGATCTCGGTGCCGCCGGTGGTCGCCGGGTGGCCGAGGGTCATGATCTGGAGGGGCGCGAGCCGCATCTGGCAAAGCGCGACCCACCAGAGCGCCATGCCGATTGAGGGGTAGTAGATGGCATCCGGAGCGCGCTCGGCGATCCGGCGCACGAGGTCGGAGAGGATGACGTCGCCCTCCGGGAGCCATAGGAAATCGTCGAAGAGTTCCCGCGCCTTGTCGTCCAACATCGAAGCACGGATGCAGGCGACCAGCCGGAAGCGCCCCCGGAGCTGCGCGACCGAGGGCGCATAGCAGCGGTACATGGCATGGAAGGACGAGAAGTGCTCCAGGCAGAGAAGGACGGTCGGCTTGCCCCCCGCCAGATCGGGGCGAGGGCGCTTCTTCGGAAGCTTGACCGGCGATGCGGCCCGCGCCATGGATCGCGCCAGCATGCGCGAGAAAGAGCGCTTGATTTGGTGGCGGTCCTCGCGGACACCGTAGCTCGCGTACATGAACGCATCCGATAGCGCGGGCAGGAGCCCGGCGTCCACGTCCATGTGTTCGAAAAGCGGTCCCAAGCCGAGCAGGCGCTCCCGCTGCTCGTGCGCAGCCGGGTTCAGCACCACGGTATGCGAGAGCATGCCGAGGAAAAGCGGCAGGCACAGCCGCGCGACTCGCTCGTCCCGGAAGAGATCGTCCAGCGCCATCCCAAGGGGCGAGGCGAGGCAGTACAGGAGCAGGAATTTCGCCTTTGCCCGGTTGTCATCGAAGCGCAGCTTGGCCGGATCGCGCTCGGCGGGATTCGTGACGAGGGCGGGAACCAGGTGGTCGGCGGTCTCGAAAACCGAGGTCTCGAAGATCGCCTCGATCGCGGCGTGCTGCACGGCAAGCTTCCGGAATCCGTCCTCGGACAACTGGAAATCCGGATCGGCGAAGAGCGCGCTCACCGCTGCGGCGAGGCGCGAGTAGAGGAGCGCCTCCTGCGCCGGATTGCCCAGGCTGTAGCCGATGAACTCCGCCCCGGCGCGCAGCAGGTTGACGATGTGCAGCAGCTCGACGCTCGCGGTCTCCGGCTGCCGGCGGTAGCACAGCGCCTCGAAACGCTCGATGGCGACGTTCTCGACGCGCGTCATCGGGCTTTGTGGCTTCGGCTGCTCGGGAATCGCGGCGTCGTTCTGCGCGTCCATCACGGCGGCCTGCTCGATCTGCGTGCTCATGCGTCGCTCCCTGTAGTCTCGGTGACGAGCTTCCGCAACTCGCTCTTCAACGTCTTGTCGTAGCCTGAGCGCGGCAGACTGGGCAGGAAAACGTATTCCTTCGGCCGCTTGAATCGCGCGATGTTGGCAAGGCACAGCGCGTCCAGCTCCTCGATCAGACGCGCGCGGATGTCGGCGAGATCGAGGAGACCGTCGGGCTTTGCGACGACGCAGGCGACGATTTCCTCTCCCCATTCGGCGCTCGGCCGGCCGATAACGGAGACCTCGCGCACCGCCGGATGCTTCAAGAGCACCTCCTCGACCTCGCGCGGATAGACGTTCGAGCCGCCAGTGATGATGCAATCCTTGATGCGGTCGTGGAGGGTGAGGAAGCCGTCTGGGTCGAGGGAGCCGGCGTCGCCAGTGCGGAGAAATTGATCCGAATCGAACGCGAAGGCCGTCGATACCTCGCTTCGCCAGTAGCCCTTCATCACGGTCGGCCCGCGCACGAGCACCTCTCCGTTCTCCGCGATCTTGATCTCGATCCCCGCCTGCGCGACGCCGACCGATGCAAGGCGCCGATTATCCGAGAACATGAGCGCGTCTTCGTACATGGCCTGCGTCATGCTCGTGATTGTGCACGGCGACTCTCCCTGGCCATAGATTTGCGTGACCCGACCGTCCAGCGCGTCCCAGGCGCGCGCAAGGTCCGTGACGTAGAGCGGCGCACCGGCGAAGATCACGCTCTTCAACCCGTCGACCGGGGCGTTTTCCGCCAACTCGACGACCCTGTTGATGATCGTCGGCGGCCCGAACGTGCAGCTCCCGTTCCATTCATGGAGCAGTTCGCGCGTCTCTTCCGGGTCGAACTTTCCGCCGGACAGGACGACGTTGCAGGCCGCCTTCATGACGTGCGGGAGCGCATAGAGCCCGGAGCCGTGGGAGAGCGGCGCGGCGTGGATCATCGCGTCGCCAGGCTCGACCGGTAGCACGTCGGCGAGAAACGCGAGGCACATCGCGCGCAGGTTTCCGTGGGTGAGCGTCGCCGCCTTCGGCTTGCCCGTCGTGCCAGACGTGAAGAAGAGCCATGCTGGATCGTCGAGCGAGACGGGTTCGATCGGGAGTTCGGCGCGCTTCTCAAACGGTTCGATCGCCTCAGCCTCGTGGCCTACTCCGCCGATCACGCAGCCGAAGTAGCGCGCGCTCCAATCCGATGTCGCGCGCAGTCTGTCGAACCACGCCTGACTCGTGAAGAAGAACTCTGCGCCGCACGCCTCACCGATTCCTATGACCTCCTTCTCGTGGAGCTTCGCGTTGACCGGGACGGCGATCATCCCGGCGTGCCAGCAGGCGTAGAGCGCCTCCAGATAGCGCAGCGAGTTCTCGGAAACGATCAGGACGCGCGCTCCGATTTCCAGGCTCTCGCGCAGCATCGCTGCGATCCGCTCGACGCGGCGCGCCATTTCGCCGTAGGTGTAGAAGGCATCCGTTCCGACGGCGACAGCCGGCAGGTTCGGGAAGACGCGCGCCGAGCGAACGAGCATCGCAGCAAGGTTGTTGGCTGGTGATTTCATGTTGGTTCTCCTTCATGCACGTGAGCCTCTTTCGCATACCGCAGCGGCGTTCTCTGCCCCATCACGCGCCCCGGAATCCCGCCGTAGATCGCGCGCGCCGGAACCCATCCCTTGACGAGCGTCAGCGCGCCGATCACGGCCTCGTCGTCGATCCGGATGACATTCCCATTCGCAGGGATGACGACCGAGTTCGCGCCGATCACCACGTAATTCCCGATCAGGATCGAACCGGAGAGTTTGTAGGCGTGGAGCTCGTTCTCAGTGTGCAGGCCGAGCATGTCGGAGCGTGGATCGTCTGTTCCCGTGAATATCTGGACGCCGGCAGAGATGCCGCAGTGATCGCCGATCACGACACCGCCGGAGCCGAAGATCGACGCGCCGGTCGCGATGTGGCAGTTCCGCCCGATCTTCACGCGGCCCGTGATCGTCACGAAGCCATCGATTCTCGTGTTCTCGCCGACCTCGATGCTGCCGATCAGGTTCGCCGTATCGTGGATGCGGACGGACTTGTCGAAACCCCAGTTGCGGCCGTCGACGAATTGCAGGCGCTGGGTCTGGACCTTTGGCATCACGGCGCTCCTATCAGGTAGTCGGTCGATTCGGACTGCTCCAGCGCGCGCGCAAGCGTCACGCACACCCGCTCGATGTCCTCCTCGGTCAAGCCGGTGTGAAACGGAAGCCCGAGCAGGCGCGAGCTGATCTCGCGTGTCGCCGGAAGATCGGGTTCCGGTCCGAAGTGCGCGAAGGCCGGATGCTTGTAGAGCGGCGGGTAGTACCAGCGGCGCGTCTCGATGCCATCGGCGGTGAGTGCTGCGGCAATTGCGTCGACATCGGTGCCTGCGGGCAGCAGGGTCTCGAAGGTCGTGCGGATGTCCAAGTCAGGGCGCACCTGTAGCACCGGGTCTTGCGGCACGCACTGCCAGAGCCCGGCCCGATACATTCGCGCGAGCGCGATGCGGCGCTCCGCGATCTGTGGCCAGCGTGCGAGCGAGGCGAGCCCGACCGCAGCGTGATACTCGGAGAGCTTCGCGTTCGTGCCACCGCGATCCGAGGCGGTTCGATCCAGCGCGAAACCGAAGTTCGAGATCGCGCGCAGGACCTCGGCCCAGTCGGAATTGAAGGTCAAGATGAAACCGCCCTCGCCCGCGCCCAAGGATTTCGTCGCGTGCATCGAGAAGCAGGTCGGCGGCATCCCGTGCGGCGCCGACTGGTTGCCGAAAGCGGCGGCTGCATCGATGATCGCCGGAGCACCGGCGCGCACTTCGAATGCCGCCCAGGCGACCAGGTCGAGCGCGGCGCCGAAGGCGCACACCGGCACGACGGCATCGAACGGGTGCCGGTTCCAGGCCTCGACAGCGATCTGCGGCGTCAGGCACCAGGTCCCCGGATCAACATCGGCCCAGACCGGGATGAGACCGGCGCGCACGATCGCGGTGGCCGTGGCCGGGAAAGTGAAGGCTGGGCAGAGGACGCGCGAGCCGCGGCGCAGGCCCAGGGAGACAAGGGCGCATTCAAGCGCCGCGGTAGCATTCGAGAAGGTCACGATCTCGGCTCCATCCAGCTGCTTGGAGAGCGCGGCGCGCAGGCGCTGCTCGCATTGCCCGAAATTCGTGTACCAGCGCGATTCGTCGATCTCGGCGAGATACGGGGCGATCTCGTCGGCCGTGGGCATGTCGGGCACGAGGACCTTGATCGGCTCGCGCAGGGGATCTCGTTTCATCCGGTCTTTCCTTTCTTGATGGGTCGCATCGGTTCGACAACGAGCCGCTCGCAGATCGGGCGATTAGCCGCCTTGGGACGGCTGCCGACGACGATCTCGCCCGGCGCCGGCGGATCGCAACGCTCGCCGATCCGATGCTCGAGGCGCGCGACCTGCACGCCATGGTCGACGCGCTCGATCGAGAGCCAGGCCGCCCAAGCGCAGGAAACGAGGAGGGCGGTGAGGAGCACGCGCAGGCGATTGCTGGCGGCGTATTCGCGTTCCTCCAGCACGACGAGGGGCTCGTCCGGGCTCATGGACAGCCTAGAGACAGAGTATTGCTGAGTCGAAGGGTATTAAACATTCGGATACTCCAATGTGCCCTTCAACGCGCTTTCGATGAACGGCTCTATGTCGTCGAAGTACGCCGGATATTTTTTGTTTAATGGCGGTCGCAGCGTGTGGATGTAGAACGCTTCGATGTCAGCCAAGTACATTTCTAGGATGCCGCCGAAGCACCAGAAGCGATTGAACGTTCGGCCGATCCTATTGTGGTCTGGAATGCGGCGGTGAAGGCAGTTCGCCAGCCCGACGTACACGATGGCATCGTCGGCCAGTAGGAAATAGATCCCGGCGCCGCGGGTAGGAATTCCGTCGAACGTGTACGGGACGGCTTCCCTGATGATGTGCGCGGGAGCGTAGAGAAAGCGCTTCGCGTTCTCCTCCAACCATCGGGTTCCGGCCGGAGGATTCTGCGGATAGGCCATGTATTCCGAACCCCCGTAGACAAAGGTGTGAAGCGGTATCGTCATCGCGGCCTCCCGGGGACATATTCCGGGGACAAATTGCGGGAATCTGGGGGTGCCAAGGGGATAACCCGACGAGCGATCCGACTGGAGACCGTGTTAAAATGCCCCTGTGTGACCCTCAAGGCGGTCATTTTTTGGTTCGAGTCCAATCGCGCCTACCAACAATCCAGCGGCCAGCGGATTGGGCCTCCGTGCCCGGTTCACTGGCTTTCTTCTTGACCCATGCCCGTAGTCCGGTTACCT